GTTGATCGTGATCCATTGCTCCGCGTCCCCGGACGGGGCGTCGCTGTTCGAGGGCGTGGCCGGAGAGTCCAGCTTCCGCACGCCGGTGCAGTTCATCGACGCCTGGCACGCGAAGCGCGGCTTCAAGCGCTCGAGCGCCTGGCGCAATACGCTGAATGGGTCGCTGACCTCGATCGGCTACCACTTCCTGATCTACACCGGCGGCGCGATCGTCACCGGCCGGCACGTCGACGAGATTGGCGCGCATGCGCACTTCGACGGCCAGAGGAGCTACAACCAGAGGTCGATCGGCGTGTGCATGATCGGCACCGAGCGCTTCGCGCCAGCGCAGTGGGCCTCGCTTGCCTCGCTGATCACCGAGCTGCGCGCCAAGTATCCCGACGCCTCGGTCTACGGCCACCGCGACCTGTCGCCGGATCTCGACAGCGATGGCGTGGTTGAGCAGCACGAGTGGCTGAAGACCTGCCCCGGCTTCGACGTCGCTGCCTGGCTCGCGCGCGGCATGGCGCCGCTTGCGGAGGACGTCTTTAACCACCCAGTGGGGAAAGCATGAAGCGCGCACTGATCGCAGCGGTAATGCTGTTCGTGGTTGCCCCCCCCCGTAGCGTCGGCGCCGAAGGCGCAAAGATCGGCGGAGTGCAGGTTTTACGCCGATCTAGCCCTGGTGGCCTCCGCCGCGGCGAAGGTCGGGATCGAGCGGCGGAAAGTCGAGGCGATGCTGCCTGAGATCTACGACCTGAACACCGACGACAGCCGCGCCGTGGCGGGCCTGATCGTCGCGGCCGTCTACGGCTCGGCGAAGGGCGTGGAGCCTCCGGTTTTCGCCGGCACGCTCGGTGCCACCTGCATGCGCAGCGAGGGCGATATGGACTCGATCATCGGCGTGGGGTCCTGACTTGCCGGCCCCGCTGATTCCCGCCGTTCTCGCGCTGGCGCAGTTCGCGCCGGCGATCATGCGCTACTTCGGCGCAGGCGAATCGAACGTCGCCGTCGCCGAGAAAGTGGTGGGCATCGCGCAGACGGTGACCGGCGCGAAGACGCCCGAGGAGGCGCTCGAGCGCATGCGCGCGGATGCGCAGCTCGCGCAGCAGTTCAACCTCGCGGTGCTCTCCGCCAGCACCGAGCTGGATAAGGCGTACCTCGCCGATCGGCAGGGCGCGCGTACGCGCGACGTCGAGGTGCGCAAGCTCACCGGCGGATCGAACACCCGCGCCGACGTGATGATCCTCGGCGCGGTGGCTGGACTTCTCGCCTGCCTCGGCACGCTCGTGTTCTTCCGCAAGGAAATCCCCGGCGAGGTGGTCGGCATCGTCGCCACCATCGCCGGCATTTTCGGCGCGTGCCTGCGCGATGCGTTCCAGTTCGAGTTCGGCAGCTCGCGCGGCTCGAAGGACAAGGACGAGCTGATCGGCAAATGGGCGAATGAGGCCTGAGCGTGGACGCCGCCGACCATGCCCAGGAGCGCGAGGGCGAGTTTCTCGCCGACCGGCTCGCCGAGCAGGCGCGTGCCGCCGGCCTGGGCGCGCGCGGGCAGGACATCTGCGCCGACTGCCACGACGAGATCCCGGCGGAGCGCCGCGCAGCGCTGCCCTCGGCCATCCGCTGCATCAACTGCCAGGCGTGGGCCGAGCGCGTGGCGAAGATCCCGAATCTGCCGTGAACAACAAGAAAGGAAGAACGCCGTGAGCGTCGATATTCAGGTGCTGGGAACGATCGTCGCCATCCTGGGCGTCATCGTGGGCGGCTACTACGCGCTGGCGGCATTGATCGTCAAGCAGTTCAAGGAGCACCTGGATGAGCGATTCAAGGGCCAGGAAAAGGCCCGCGCGGAAGGCCGCAAGCTCTGGGACGAGCGGGTCACCCTCATCGAGAAGCAGCACCACGACCTCGAGCGTCAGCACATGAAGCTGCTCGCGGACCTCCCGCGCGAGTACGTGCGCCGCGAGGACCACATCCGGTTCGAGACGGTGATCAACGCCAAGCTCGACGCGCTGTACTCCGAGATGCGGCTGTTCGCCGAGCGCGCCCAGGTGAGGAGCTGACGATGGACATGGACAAGACCCGGCGCGAGACCATCCGCTGGCACATCCTGGTGGCGGTGAACAGCGGCCGCCCGGAGGGCGTCGCTGAACCGCTCATCCTCTCCGCGATTCAGTCGATCCCGGTGGAGTGCACCGCGCGCGAACTGCGCCGCGAGCTGGATTACCTGGCCGACCGGAAGCTGCTCGATCTCAAGCGCCTCGAGGGCGCGCCTTGGCTGGCGGATCTCACGCGCCACGGCGTGGACTTCGTCGAGTACACCATCGGCGCCGAGCCCGGCATCGCGCGGCCCAAGAAATACTGGTGAACGGTGGGCCAGCGCTCCAAGGTCAAGCAGCTGCCGCCGGAGGTCCGCGAGTGGCTTGACGTCACGCTCGCGGAGAAGAACTTCGCCGGCTACAAGCAGCTGGTGGACGAGCTCTCGAAGCGTGGCCACATCGTCTCCAAGAGCTCGGTTCATCGCTACGGCGCCAACCTGGAGAAGCGTCTGGATGCGATCCGCGCGAGCACCGAGGCCGCGCGCCAGATCGCCAGCATGGCGCCCGACGACGCGGACCTGCGCTCCGGCGCCGTGATGAGCCTGCTGCAGACGGACATCTTCGACGTGATCATGCGCAGCCAGGCAATGAACGACGACATCAAGGACCCGGCGAAGAAGATGAAGCTGCTCTCCTCTCTCGCCACCAGCGTCGCGAAGCTCGCGCGCGCGAGCATTCACCAGAAAAAGCACGAGATCGAGACCCGCGCCAAAACGGAAGCGGCGGCCGACAAGGTCGCGCGCCTGGCGAAGAAGGGCGGCATGTCCGCCTCGACGGTCGACGAGATCAAGCGCGCGGTGCTGGGAATCGCGGCGTGAAGAAGACCGCGGCCGCCGCCACCGCGCATAAGTTAGACGTAAGTATGTCCGCGACGGTGGCCCTGCTCTCCTACCAGCAGGCGTGGGTCGCCGACCAGGCCGACGTCGCCATCTGGGAGAAATCGCGCCGCATCGGCGCCTCCTGGTGCGACGCTTCCGATAGCGTGCTGATGGCCGGGAAGAAGGCCGTCGACGGCGGCATGGACGCGCTCTATATTGGCTACTCGGAGGACATGACCCGCGAGTACGTCGAGGACTGCGCGATGTGGGCGCGCGCATTCAACCTCGCCGCGGGCGAGGCGCACGAGACGCTGTTCGTCGAGGAGGACGAGAAGGGCGAGAAGAACTCGATCAAGGCGTTCCGCATCGACTTCGCCTCGGGCTTCAAGATCCTGGCGCTCACCTCGCGCCCGCGCTCGATCCGCGGCAAGCAAGGCAAGGTGACGATCGACGAGGCGGCGTTCCACGACGACCTGCCCGGCCTCATCAAGGCGGCGATGGCGATGCTGATTTGGGGCGGGCGCGTGCGCATCCTCTCCACGCACAACGGCGAGGACAACACCTTCAACCTGCTGCTGAAGGAGATCCGCGCCGGCAAGCTCCCCTACTCGGTCCACCGCACCACGTTCGCCGACGCGCTCGCCGCGGGTCTCTTCGATCGCGTGAAGCTGGTGATGGGGGCGCGCCTCAAGGCCGCCAATCGGGAGGAGTGGGAAGCCAAGACGCGCGAGCACTACGGCGAGGACGCGGCCGAGGAGCTGGACTGCATTCCAAAGCAGGGTTCCGGCGTCTATCTGCCGCGCACGCTCGTCGAACGCGCCCAGGTGGACGGCTGCACGGTGCTGCGCCTGGCGAAGCCCGCCGAGTGGACGCTCGACGACACGCGCCTCGAGGAGGCAGACCGCTGGATCGCCGATGTGCTCAAGCCCGCGGTGGACGCGCTGCCGAACGTTCGTTCGGTGCTCGGCCGTGACTTCGGCCGCTCGGGCGACCTGTCGGTCGAGAGCGTCCTCCAGGAGATCGAGCCGCTGCGCTGGCGTGCGACGCTCACCGTCGAGCTGCGCCGCATCCCGTTCGACGTGCAGGAACTGATCAATACCTGGCTGCTGGACAACCTGCCACTGTGGCACCACGCGAAGTACGACGCGCGCGGCAATGGCCAGCAGCTCGCCGAGGCCGCGCTGCAAAAGCACGGCCCGGCACGCATCGAATGCGTGATGGCCACGCCCGCCTGGTACGCGGCGAACTTCCCGCCCTACAAGGCGGCGCTCGAGGACCGCTCGTGCGAGCTGCCGCGCGGCGAGGACGAGATTGCCGACCACCGGCGCGTGATCCTGAAGGCCGGCCGTCCCACGATGGACGAGGGCAAGGACAAGGGCACCGACGGCGAGCAGCGCCACGGCGATCGCGCAGTCGCGCGCGTGCTCGCCTGGGCGGCCACGCGGGCCGAGGGCCAGCCGCCGGCCGGCGAGTCGGTCGATCCTGGCCTCGAGGCGTTCCTGCCGGACGCGATGGCCGGCCGGCGGCGCCTGACGATGGGCATGCGGAGGATGGCGTGAAGACCCTTCGAGAACTCTTTATGGGCTGGTTCACCGCCGCCGTCGGCGAGCCCGCCCAGCCGGTGAAGGAGGCCGCGTTCCGCGAGGCCTACGGCCAGACGATCGACGCCGACGAGGACCAGTGGCGAAAGTTGAGCGGCGACGCGCAGCGCGACCTGCCGACGCTCACGCAGTTGCGCATGCAGAAGATCGCGCATTACCTCTGGGAGCAGAACGTCCTCGCGAACCGGCTGATCGAGCTGCCGGTGGCGTTCCTCCTTGCCGAGGGCGTCAAGCTCACGTGCGACGACGAGGACAACCAGGCGCAGCTCGATCGCTTCTGGCTCGACCCGATCAACGACATGGACCTGAAGCTGCCGAAGAAGGCGCGCGAGCTTGCCATGTTCGGCGAGCAATGCTACCCGGCGTTCGTGAACGAGCACGACGGCATGGTGAGGATCGGGTATCTCGACCCGCAGCTCATCGCCACCGTGGTGATGGACCCGGACAACCCGGAGCAGCCGATCGGCGTGGTCACCGTGAAAGACAAGAGCGGCCGCGCGCGGCGCTACCGCACGATCATCAACGGCGACGAGGTGGTCTTCACCGAGCGCACGCGCAAGATCCGCGAGGGTTTCGATGGCGGGGATGCGTTCTTTTACCGCGTGAACGATCTCTCCTCCGGCACGCGCGGCCGCTCGGACCTGCTCGCGCCGGCCGACTGGCTCGACGCCTACGATCAATTCATGTTCGGCGAGATCGACCGCCAGGTGATCATGCGCGCGTTCATCTGGGACGTGACCCTCAAGAACGCCACCGCCGACCAGGTGAAGGCGCGCGCGCGGGAGATCTCCGCGCCCAAGCCCGCCAGCGTGCGCGTGCACAACGACTCGGAGACCTGGAGCGCCGAGGCGCCGGACTTGAAGAGCTACGACAGCACGGCCGCCGCGCGGCTCTTTCGCAACCACGTGCTCGGCGGCGCGACGATGCCAGAGCACTGGTACGGCGGCGGCGGGGACGTGAACCGCGCGGCCGCCTCCGAGATGGAAGCGCCGACGCTGAAGATCTACACCATGCGGCAGAAAGTGCTCAAGCACATGCTGCAGTCGATCGGCCGCTACGTGCTGCTCAAGTACGCGGAGAAGAACGGCAAGAAGGCCGACTTCGGCAAGAAGGAGTGGCAGGTGCAGGCGGTGTTCCCCGAGCTCTCGGAAAAGGATCTTTTCAAGCAGACCTCGGCGCTGCAGCAGGTCGCAGCCGCCGCCGGCATCGCGCTTTCCAACAGGCTCATCACGCGCAAGTTCGCGCTGCAGCTCATCACGGCGGTCGCGGTGAAGCTGGGCGTGGAGGTGGACGCCGACCAGGAGCTCAAGGATGCCGAGGCCGAGGCGGAGAAGCGCCGCGAGCAGGACGGCTTCACCACGCCGCCGGCGGGCGAGGGAGATCCCGGCGTGAACGCCGCGATGCAGGAAGCGCTCGACCTGATCCAAGGCTTCCGCGCGAAGGCGGAAGAAAACATGCGCGACGTCGAGCGCCTGCGCGAGTCGACGCTGCACGAAGCCGGCGGCGGGCGCTTCACCGAGGCGGTCGGCGAGCTGCTCGAGCGCCACGCGGAGCTGAACACGCGCATGGTGGAGGCGCTCGCCGGGCGCTTCGAGAAATCGCAGCAGCAATTCCTCGATGCGCTAGCCCAGCGCCGCGAATCGAAAAAGACCATCACGCTGCCGGACGGACGGCAGTTCGTTCTCACTGAAGGAGTCAAGCCATGACCAAACCGACCAAGCAGGCGCGCAAGGTGGCGCTCATCAACGTGCACGAGCACAAGCGCGAGCACTACAGCGCCTACTGGAACATCGGCGTTCTGGGCGACGACGCCGAGGGCTACCGCTGGGAAGCGAAACTCCTCGCCTACGAGCCGGTGGGCTGGAAGTGGAAGGGCAAAATCACCGAGGCGCGGCCCGAGGCGCCGTGGCCCATGTATCCAGGCGACGTGCCCGTGCGCCAGGCGCAGTACCTGAAGATGACGCCGGAGGAGCAGGCGCAAGTGCGCGCGCAGCAGGAAGCGCGCCGCGCCGAGTGCACGCGGATCTTCGAGGCGCACCCCAAGCCGGTCTATCTCATCGACGAGGCGGTCGGCGCGGCGGTGGGGTCGGACGTGGCGAAGAAGGTGCGCGACGAGATCGCGACGTCCTCGGCCACGGACGAGGACAAGGCGGCCGCGCTCGGCCGGGCGATGCGCGACATCGCCGACACCGCGGCGCAGAAGTGGGTCGCGGCGCGCATCGGCAAATTCAAGCGCAAGGCGAATCCGCAGTCTGGCTACGCGCTAGCCTTCGGGCCGTTCGGGCTGACGCTGTGGACGTTCGAGCAGATGCTGCGCGATCTCGCGCGGCTGCTGCTCGCGCCGATCCTCATGGCGCTCGGCTACAGCACCACGGCGCGCAACAACCAGCTCAGCGCGCTGCGCGACCTCATCGACGGCGGGGCGGGCGCCGGGCTGCTGCGCATTTACGACGGCTCGCGGCCGGCGACGTGCGGTACGGCGACCACGCTCGGCGCCGAGCTGACATTGAGCGACCCCTGCGCAGGCGCGCCATCGGCGGGCGTGCTGACGCTAAGCGCGATCACCGCGGATGCGAGCGCGAACGCTTCGATCACCGCGACCTGGCACCGCTTCGTCGATTCGACCGGGACGTGCGTGGTCGATGGCAACTGCGGCACGAGCGGCTCGGATCTGAACCTGAACACCACGACGATCGCCGCGGGAGTCCAGGTGTCGGTGACGAGCTACACGATCACCGGCGGCAACGCGTAGGAGATCGACATCGCCGGGATCGGCGACCGCGACCTCCGGCGC